TGCATACAAGCCGTATGTTGAATATACCATTGGGTCGTATTCAGAACTGGTTGCACATTTTATCACTGAAGCCGGTATTGAGTTTGAATATGCTGATCCACTAACTGGCAACTTTTTTCAGCCACACGAATCAACTATTTTCCTCATGGCGCACAATGCAAAGATTACATACTCGGGCACAGGAGTTGATGTTCATCAGGACGCATTTTATTGCGCAATTCCGCATGGCAGTATAATTGTTGATCCATGGCGAACACTACCAGACATGTATGGCGTCAAGGTCATACACTACGGTAATCCAAAGAAAACAAAATGAAAATTGTATTATGCACAGGCGGATTTGATCCGTTGCACTCAGGCCACATTGCGTATTTTGAAGCTGCTAAAAAATTAGGCGATATACTTGTAGTCGGCTTAAATTCTGATTCATGGTTGGAGCGCAAAAAGGGTCAGGCATTTATGCCATGGAATGAAAGATTATGCATTATTAATAATCTGTTCGTGGTAGATGAGGTTTATTCCTTCAATGATAGAGATGATTCTGCTAGACACTTTATCCAACAAGCAAGAGCACATTATCCCGATGCCGAACTTGTGTTTGCCAATGGCGGGGACAGAACAGCTGAAAACATTCCCGAAATGGATATACAAGATAACAACATTGAATTTGTATTTGGTGTTGGCGGTGAAAACAAAATGAACAGCAGTAGTTGGATACTAGAAGAATGGAAAAGTCCAAAAACACAACGGCCGTGGGGTCACTATCGTGTGCTATACGATGTCGACGGTACTAAAGTAAAGGAACTTACAGTTATGCCGGGCCAAAGTTTAAGTCTACAACGACATAAATTTAGAAAAGAATTTTGGCATGTCAGCTACGGTATATGTGATGTACATCTTGAAATGTCAAGCGGTTACACTTTACCTGCAAGAACCTTGTATCGCCATGGCAGGATTGATATACCAAATAATGAGTGGCACAGGCTCTCTAATCCATATGCAAGCCCATGCAAAATTATTGAAATCCAATTTGGTTCAGCCTGTAGCGAAGACGATATCGAGCGTAAGTCAAGCTAAAGTACTACACACTTATAAGAGTTGCATCCTAAATATCGTTAGGAGAATAATATCATGAGCGGCAACCTATTAAGAAAATACATCGACATTATCAATGACTCTTCCGTTGAAGAAAAGTCAACCAATCCATATGCAATAGGAATGGCAGCGGCAAAAAAGAAATATGGTTACGGAGACAAGCCTGCACACGACTTACCAAAGAAGGTGATTAAAAAGGCACATGAAATTGCAAAAAGTGTTGATGAAGCATGGGACACAGAAACCCAAGTTAGTCCAAGCGAACGTGGCAAGTACGAAGGCAAGACTAAAGCTGAACTGTTACGTGCATACAACAATTTAAAAGCAAGCGGCCCACATCATCAAGGCTCACCTGAATTTGGACGAATGAAAGAGCTAGGGTTTGCAATTAGGGCCAAGAGCAACTGGGGTAATGTAGAATAAAGTCATTGACAAATCTCGTTAATTGTAGTACACTAGCTCTGTATAGTACATTAACCATTGGAGATTTATATGAGCTTTTCCCCCGACCAAATTGCAAAACTAAAGCGGATCATTCAAGAAGGCGTTCAAGTTAAACGTGAAATTGATGACCTTAGTGTGGGTCTAAAAGAGACTGTTGCAGCCATTGCAGAAGAAATGGAAATCAAGCCAGCAGTACTAAACAAAGCAATTACAAAAGCATTCAAGGGCGACTTTGACAAAGACCAATCGGACTTTGAAGCAATGGAAGAAATCCTCGAAGTCACTGGCAACAAGGTGTAATGAACAAACTGTTATCTAGTGTAGGCAACTACATTAGGGAAGACTGGCGGGAAAATCCCTTACGATGTGTATTGGAAATTTTCGCTTGGTTCTTGAGTATTGGCTGTGCATTTACCATGATGCTCACTGTACCTACTCCACCTTTCCTGATCTTGTATCCGTTGTTTATAATACAATGTATAATTTTTGCCTGGGCCGCTCGAACTCGAGGCAGTGTTGGCATGTTGGCCAATTACATATTATTAGTCACAATTGATTCAATTGCCTTGGTCAAAATGTGGATGCAATGACATGGATCAGCGAGTTGTAATACATCATTGGCGCTATGATGATGGTTGGCATACGGAGCCTTCAATTTTACGCAAGCCTGGCCAGGCTGAGCGTGAGTTCCGTGAAGAAATTGTTGGCTGGCACTGCTGGGTGTACTGTGATGACCACCATGAGTTTATTGACTGGATGGAAGAACATTGCCCAGGTGCTGATTGCACAGCTAGATTCAACAGTGGTAATCCAATGGTCACAGTAAATATTACCAATAAGGATGAGGCAGCATATTTCATGCTGAATTTTGATGTCTGACAGATGGCTAAACTATAACCTATACATTGGCGATGCAGTAGAAGAAGATGTATATGCTTGGCTATGCGAAAGCATTGCACCATTGCTTATGACTACACAAGCCGAATACGATTATTATGATATGTATCACGGAGATCGAGATTTATGGATCATGCACTCTACTGATGTAAGTGATGTTAGCGGTAGTGCAAATGATACTATAACACTGCTCAGCTTTAAGAACATAGAAGATGCACTGCTGGCCAAGCTACGGTTTGGAGGCAATATGGGCAGTATATCGTGACCTGGCTTGAGCCAAAGTACGCATTGCGAACAAGCTGGGGACATACTGTCAGCCTCAAAGATCCGTATGCTGATCACAAAGAGTTTGGCCGCTTGGTTTACCCTAAAGCAGTTGATGCTATACTTGAGTGGGCAATAGAAAATTCAAATGGAACTCGTATCAGCTACGACACCTGGAAGTTTAAAACACAACAGGAAGCAGAGGAATTTATAATGCTGTATAAACTAACGTGGGGTGATGTATGAATGATTCTGATTTCTCCCCAATTGATCTTGAAACAATGCTGGGCGAGAGCCTGCAGCCTTGGCAAAAGCAAACACTCAACAATGTTTATGGCGGAATCAAACGTGGACAACTGATGACATTTGCCTCTGGTCGCAACACTGGCAAGTCTACATTTACAATAGCCACACTACAGAAGGCATTACATGATATGGAAATGTTAGATCCAAACTTTGAAGTGCTGACAACTGCTGAAGTTGATGGAGCCCCTTGGTACACCATTGCATGCAGGAAAGAAGTTTCTATTTGGATTCGTGAAAACGGTGTAGAGGATAGTGAGTGGTACAGCCACGTTGACAGCAAGTGGATGATGCATCACTACAACACGTTTGATGTGTCAAGAGATATGTTGGCCATGATCAAACTACGGTGGGGCACATGAGAGTACTAAACAAACGGCTTTGGCCATATCAGTTTAAGATGGCTGTAGAGCATATGGAAGCTAACGATGATCGTATTATTTGGCTGAAAGAAAATTTGCCAACAGATGACTGGCGCTTTAACGAAAACAATTCTACATATTGTTTTGCTAAAGATGAAGATGCTGTATTGTTTAAATTAAGCTGTTCATGACAGTCACATTACCTTATGGAAAATAGTTGGTTAGTTAAAATAGTTAAAAGTTGGAGGCTTGGCAACCTTTGGATATGTGATTGCTTTCCTTACAACGTTCCAACGCCTGCTTACCCACCGTATCCGGGCTTTGAAGTCTTGAAAATATGGCTTAATCTAAATTGTCCAACTGCGGCATACGAAGTAAAATACAAGAACCTTGACTCACTAAGTGCAGTACTAGAAGTAACATTCAACGATCCTGAGGAAGCAATGATGTTCAGATTGAGTTGTGCATGAGTAAAAGTGAAATCAAAGGCCTGTTCTTCTTGCCTTCGGGTAGATACATACCCATGGGACTCAACCTCCCACAGAAACTTTGGTGGAGGTTTGTTCCCGGAGTTGTTATCAATGTGGCTTGGCCAATGGGACAGATAAAAGTAGGGCCCGGTCACCGGCATGGCTGGAGTGGGTGTGGTCCAGAATTTGAATACGTTGATAGTGCAGATCCAAACGATCACTATCGTCCTTGGATGGAACAGCATGTTGGTCGCCAAGGTTGGGATTGGAACTGGGGCATGGCCAATCGAGATGCTTCGGACAATAGACTCACCATAAAGATTAGGCAAAAGCATCGTGAGTATGCTATAATTGCAAAACTAATGTGGAGCTGATATGAGCAAAACTGCAACTCACTGGCTTGAAGAACAATATGCAGAACGTGCTGCAAAAGAGCTATCTGATGAAATCGATGCTGAAATCTTGTTTGACCTAATGATTGAATTTGGATGGGCGCGAGTAAAGTTAAGCACACTGTCTTTTTCCGTTAGTAAAGATATAAACACATGGATGCATGCAGAGTGTAAACTGCATTGGAAGCAACGGGGTAAGGTATGGATCTTTGAAAGTCGCGAAGAAGCCGCTCTATTTAAATTGACCTGGGGGAATTGAATGTATCAAGAATTTAGTTGGCGCAATGCCAAGCACGATCCAATGATTGTCGAGATCATGCATCACGGACATGTAATAATGCATTTCTTTATTGGGGAGGCCATGGAAGGTGCAGGCCACAAACGAGTAATGGCACATGTGCGTGAATGCGAACACTCGCCTTGGCTTACTGAATGGTATGAAGCAGCTCAAGATGACATGCTTGACAAACTTAAACAATAATGCTATACTAATACTTTTACAATTGGAGATTGTATGGCAACTAAAAAAGTTTTAAAAAGACCTTTTGGTACTAGGTTGAATAGGAACATTGCACCACCGCGGATTTCTCCTGTTACGTATAATAATCATGGCTCTATAAACATAGGGCCTGCACCTACCCGTCCGCCAAGGGCAAAGAAGGTGCCAGCGGTAGTAACCGAACCAACAGAATTACACAGAGATATCGTAGGCAGGGCGTTGCAAGTTGGACAGTATGTTTTGGCAGTAGATAACAATCGTATTATGGTATGCAGGATTCATCATCTGACTCCTCGGCGGGTGGCTATCATCCCTGCGTTGGAGCATAAGAGAAGCTTTGCATCTCCAAAGAAGAAGATTTACAACAAAGAATGTTTTAATGTAGCACTTATACCAGAAGAAGAATGGTTCATGTATAAGTTGTTTGGAGAAGCGTAATGACTGAAGAAATTAAAAAACAAGAAGTAATGGACCAACTTCACGAGACTGGCAATGCTTTTGCCAAGGCCATGGATGAGTACCAGCAAATGGCCAATTCCTACTACTCTGGACTTGAGCCAGAAGAACAACTGTGGGCTTTCTGTTCCATTGTTGAGAAGTTATGCAAAGGCGAGTTAGACGAGCACCGTAGCTATCGTGGCGTCTTATATGATACTTTTGGGTGGGGGCCAGAAGCTTATGCGGCTGCTCAATGCGCTGGCTTCTTAGGCCTACACAACTCTATCTACCGGTTTGAAGATTTAGAAGCTGTGTTTAAGAATACACTCAAAGAACTTGAAATAGAAGTTGATAACGAAAAAATGTCTGCTGCATTGGCTAGAAACTTCTACTAAAGAGAAATACATAATACATGTTCATTGATGCGTATATTGATAAAAAGAGAGAGATTGTCCACGTTGTAGAACGTGTTGACGGCAAGAGAGTACTACGTGAGTACCCTGCAAAGTATGTACTGTATTATGCTGACAAGCAGGGCAAGTATAAAAACATTGCCGGAGAGAACGTGAGCCGTGTGATTCTAGGCAATGCTGTTGCGTTTGATAAAGAAAAACGAATCCACTCTAACAAGAAATTGTGCGAAAGCGATTATCGGCCACTCAATCGTTGCTTGGAAGAAAACTATGGTGGTCAAGATGCGCCAACTCTGCATGTGGCATTTTTTGACATTGAAGTTGCATATGACAAGGTCAAGGGTTTTGCTCCACCAAGCGATCCGTTTAATTACATTACTGCTATTACTACGCACTTGATGTGGATGGACAAGACGATTACTCTGGTCATTAAACCTGAAGCAATGTCTCAGGAAGTTGCATTGGATATTTCAAGTAAGTTTGAAAATACAATCTTGTGCGATTCAGAAAAAGAAATGCTAGAGATTTGGCTTGACGTGATTGATGATGCAGATGTATTAAGTGGTTGGAACTCAGAAGGCTTTGATATTCCATACACTACAAATCGTATTACTAGGGTGCTGGGCAAAGACCAGACACGTAAGCTATGCCTGTGGGACCAATTTCCAAAGAAGAGATTATTTGAGAAGTATGGCAAAGAGTTAGAAACATATGATCCAATTGGTCGTGTTCACCTTGACTACCTTGAATTATATCGCAAGTACAACTACCATGAGATGCACACTTATCGACTTGACTTCATTGGTGAGTACGAACTAGGCGAAACTAAGATAGCGTATGAAGGCACATTGGATCAGTTGTACAACAATGACTTTGAAAAGTTTATTGCATACAACAGACAAGACGTTATACTATTAAAGAAGTTAGATGACAAGTTAAAGTTTATTGAACTTACAAATCTGATTAGTCATGCCAACACTGTTGGACTTCGTGCAACATTGGGTGCAGTAGCAGTTACTGACCAAGCAGTTATCAATGAGGCACATAGTCTTGGACTGGTTGTACCTGATCGACCAAGACGCAGTGAAGATGCCAAAGACAATGCGGCCGCTGGCGCTTATGTTGCTGTACCCAAAGCAGGTATGCATGAGTGGATTGGAAGTATGGACATTAACAGTCTGTATCCCTCTCTTATCCGTGCGTTAAACATGAGTCCCGAGACCATTGTTGGTCAAGTACGTCAAACTCGCACACTGGCTGAAATTGATCAAGTAATTGCATCAGGTAAAGGCATTGCTGAATTCTGGGAGGGCAAGTTTGCTTGCTACGAATACGAAAGTGTAATGGCACGAGATATTGGACAAACAGAAATCATTGATTGGGCAGACGGCTCTGAATCTACTATGAGTGCCGCTCAGGTTTACGACTATGTATTTCATAGTGGCAGGCCGTTGATGCTGTCTGGCAACGGTACAATCTTTGACTACACTAAAAAGGGTATTATCCCTGGACTGCTAGAACGTTGGTACAGCGAGCGTAAGGAATTGCAAGCAAAGGCCAAAGAAGCATACGGCACAGACATGTACGACTTCTGGGACAAACGACAGTTGGTTAAGAAGATTAACTTGAACTCAGCTTATGGTGCGTTGCTTAATGCAGGTTCAAGGTTCTTTGACCAACGCTTGGGACAGAGTACTACCTTATGCGGACGTCTTGTAGCAAGGCACATGGCCGCAAGTGTAAATGATTGCTTGACTGGTGAGAAAGATCACATGGGTAAGGCAATTATCTATGGTGACACCGACTCTGTTTACTTTAGTGCAGTACCTGTATTCAAAGAGCAAATTGCGTCAGGAGAGATTGATTGGAGTACTGGTAAGATTATTGAGCTGTATGATGCAATCTCTGAACAGGTCAATGATACGTTCCCGGTATTCATGAACTCTGCATTTAATGCTCCGGCCAGCCAAGGCGAGATTATCAAAGCTGGTCGAGAAGTGGTTGCCTCTAAAGGTATCTTTATGACCAAGAAGCGTTATGCTGTTCTTATTGTTGATAAGGAAGGCAAGCGCAAAGATAAAGATGGTTCCAAAGGTGAACTCAAAGCCATGGGCCTTGACATGAAGCGAGCAGATACTCCCGAGTTCATGCAAAAGTTTCTAGAAGAAGCACTTACAATGACACTGGAAGGTGTAAGTGAACACGATGTTATGAACCGTGTTAAAGTATTCCGTGAGGAATTTAAGGCCCGGCCTGGCTGGGAAAAGGGCACACCTAAGCGTGTAAACAACCTAACTAAACATACAGATGTTTATAAGAAAACAGGTAAGTGCGGTGTAGGTCACGCAATGGCAGCTATTAACTGGAACAGGTTTAAAGAAGCGTTTGGTGATCGACGTAGTATGGAAATTACAGACGGACAAAAAGCAATTGTTTGTAAGTTAAGGTCCAACAACTACAACATTACTTCTATTGCATATCCAATTGACGAGATGAATCTCCCAGATTGGTTTAAGCAATTACCGTTTGACCATATTGCAATGGAAGAGACTATCATTGACTCTAAAATTGACAACCTGCTTGGCGTACTGCATTGGGATTTAAATGCAAGTAAGGACCAAGGATATATCGATGACTTGTTTTCCTAAATGGAGAAACAGGTACTTGACTTTGATCACATTTTTAATTATAATTGATAACATAACTGGAGAATATAGCAATGCTAAAAGATATCGTGCTTGATGTAGCAAAAAACATCGCAGGACTTGGTTCGTTTAAAGAGATCCTTGTAGAACAGGAAGATAACTCGACCAAGTTTACAGCCTATCCAGAAGGCAACTTGTTGACAGTGCTTGCAAATAGCAAGGACAAAGTCACTGAGCTACCAGAGAAGTTTGGTCTTCTTAACTTGGGATTCTACGTTGGTCTAACTAACTTGTACAAGTCTGAAGATAGCAAGGCTGCAACTGGCACAAATAAAAACAGCGAAATTGATCGCTTGGTGTTTACTGGCCCAGATGGTAACAGCGACGAGTTCCGCTTGACGCCAACAAATATTATGCAAACTAAGAGCCGTACATTCAAAGGTACAACTTGGGAAGTAGTAGTCCAGCCTGCTGCCAACAAGATTAGCGAGTTAGCACAACGTGGTTCGTTGTATGCATGTAT